GTAATGTCCTTTGCAACGTCCTGCGCAAGAACCGGGGGGGCGGGTAATTTTGCAATAAGAATCTTGACCAACCCTGAAAGTTCTTCGACATCTTTGCGGCCCTCAGAAGTGATGTGCGCAACCTCTCGCGCTGCTTCCGCTTTAATATTTTCTCTTTCGATACTGGCTTTGTTTTTGTCGGCTTCCTCAGTGAGTTGTTTGACCTGCTCAGTGAGTTGTTGGATTTGCTGCTGTGCCTGTGGTGGGATTGCAGGTTGAGCATCTGGGTCTTTCGGGTCGTTCTTGATGTTGTCAGGAATAGTCCGTTCAATGCGATCGGCAATCTCCTCAGCGCCGGGCCAGTTCATAGCCTTGACCACCTTATCTCCCGCGATATCCATGAGTTTCGGCCAGCTTTGACCGAACTGGACCATCGCATCAGCAGCTTCTGCCCGCATAGTAGCGTAGGAAGGCCCGACAGAAACTGCAACATCATACTGCCCGACCGTAATATCATTCACGAACTTCTTCGCTACTTGGTCCCATTTATTGATTTCCGCATGATCGGACTGGCCATCTTCACCGCGAGTCTGGACAACCCGCTGAGCATCATAATAGTGCGGAATCATGTCAATTAGACACTTACCAGCATGACGAAGAGTGATGTTCAGGTTATCGGTGTAGTGGAAGTTGGCCACATTACCCTGACGCTGCTGTGCGAGTTCTTGCTTACCGCTCTGGGCATTCCCGGCAGCACCGAGTGAACTATCGAACAGACCAGTGGTAGATTTGACATTATCGGCAGCATGATTGGCCATGGCCAGAACACCGACCGGAACATCGACCATGGGCTGGCGCGAAGGAGGAGGAACCAGTTGACCGTCTACTGATGTTGGCTTATATTCCAAATAGGGGTAGCTGCGGTTGTTCGCTTGACGCCACTTAGACTCATGGCCCTCGAAGGTACCTTCCGCACCAATGTAGGGAGTTTTAGGACGAAGGGACACCTCCTCAGTCGCAGAAGTCATCCAATAGTTGTACATCATGGCCGGGTCTTTCGCGTTGCGAATCAAACCAGCACGGTAAATCTTCCCGTCGATGTCAATTTCGGTACCATATACCGGGAACACTGGAATCCATCTACACTTGACCTCGACCTCTTCCAACACTTCCAGAGGAGTGACCTTGCGCCACATCACTTTGCGCTTGACACTCTCCCTTTTTGTTTTGACCTGCGATTCATCCTGTGGTTTGTCGAAAGTCGTGCTCCCATCCACCAATTGATATAAAGTCGCGGGTGTGAATTCGATGCGGTAATATTCTGCAACCCGGACCATATCCTCCCAAATCCATTCTTGATTATCCCCATTCCCCACGGAACGATTGTCAAAACCATTGATAGTTATCTGAGCATTTGGGTGGCGGGCTTTGAACTCCACCTTGGTCATCTTTTCACTGATGATACAGTATTGCTGGTCACTTCCATCAGGCTCGGTACTGGCCGGGTCCATCGAAACAGTGAACGAGTTCCGAACACGCTTGATTTTCAATACTTGGTCAAATGAATCATCACTCTCGTACTCGGAAACAATCCGGAAGTATCCGAATCCAATAGCAGCAGCTGAGTTAACCGCCGTACCGTACGCAACAGGAGCAGCCGAGTCATACTCGACATGTCGTATCATTCCCTGAATGATTTCAGCCGTGTCAGCATCCGCATCTTCACTCACCGCAGACACTTTGATGCTCGATTGATTTTGTCTCTGGTCATTGGTGACTTGCTGGAGGAAGGTGGGGAGCTTATTGATGGTCAGGCAGGGGCGTCCTTCGCTCTCACGCTGCCTACGCTGTTTTTCGGGCCATTGATTGCCTTTCAAAAACTCTAAATCATCCAATGCTTCGCTGCGATTGTCACCATCGGCACTGTCACACATCTTGAAACGATTCTTGATTTCATCAAGAATGCCTTGAGCATCAACCGGCTGCTTTCCGTCATCATCGGAGGTAGTGTTGCCCTTTTCAGGCAGTCCATTTACGTTCATTTCATGTTCCGATCTGTGATTTGGCCTACGTAATTGGGTTTGAACGGGCCGGGGGTTGAATGAGGCATTCTTGCCATCATGACTTTGGGTGTTACCTGAATCACTTGGAATCCAAAAGTGGTATACCAATCAATTAGTTTGCCCTTCTCCATCTTCTCACCGGATCCATACGGCTCGGGGAACAATAACAACAGCATTTCGCATGCATCCGCTTCATCACAGACATTCATCATGAGTTCCTTGGCCATGCCTTGGCGTCGGAGATTTTCTGGAACATCTAGAGAGAGCAATTCGCGGGTTTTTGTGCGCAGTTGATTAGGTATAGCGGTACATACGCGTATTTTACATGATGCATTTTCATAGTACCGAACCCCCACAGGCATATCTTTGATTTCTACTTTTGACATTTTTAACCCATCCAATCCATAGCTTCATGTTCAAACACATCATCTTCCGGGTCATGAGCCTTTTTTGCGCCCTTCACGATACCCGGAAACAATTCCGCTAATACCCAAAACCACGCATCAGCCCGGTTTGGAGAACCTGTACCTACGTAGCCATTGGTCGAGAAGTGCGTGATTTCTTCTTCGAGGTCCGGAAATTCACCTACATGACGTACTTTACCACTTTCATAAAGTGCTGAAAAGGGTTCTGCCCGCACCGCCTTACCGCGAGTAGCCGTAACGGTTTTAAAAGGGGTCCGTGGACGTTGTGTTTGAATCACAAAATTCACCATCGCACCGCCGTAATTAGTCTCGCCAACTATTACATCTGCTTCGTGACGGTCATAAGCAGTGGTTGCGACTGTTCCCCATACCTTGGGACCTGCTTTTATAGTACAATCTTCGAGAAGATAGGCATTCCCGTCAACTCCCAAGCCGCCAACAGCAATCCCAATAGCGTCATTATCAGCGTTATCCGAATCACCAGCCCCAGACGGGTCCACTCCGACAACAATACGGACCATATCAGGCATAGTACCATCAATAACGCGCCAAGTATCAATACATTCATCAGTGAAAAGAGCATTTGGTGTAGCATCAGCAAATTCCCCGAGTAAAAAGCGCTTACGCAGACGCGGGCTAAGTGCGTTCAACGTGTCTAGGTACTGACTGCTCAGGTTTTCCGCATTGTCTTCCGGATTCATCTTGCAAAAGACGTAATCTTCCGGGTGCGGTAGGGCGAGTTTTGTGTCTGGGTCTACCCGTTGAATGAACATCCGGTAAGACCAATGCATCTTATTGGTCGGATTACAATCATAGAAAGCACGGGGCTTCAAAAATCCCGTGCCATCACTTAGCGGAGCTAACTGCGCTAAACGGGTCATCGCCATGTCGCGTGACTCTTTATTGATCTGTGAACACTCGTTCAAGTACATTGTCGCATATTCTTGCCCGAGAATCTTTTCAGTCCGCTCTTTGTCGTCCAATCCGCCAAACCATATTTGGCTCATGTTCGGCAGTGTCGCAAACCAATCCGTTTTGCTCAGTTCATAATCGACGCCCGGAAAGCATAACTTCATTACTTTCGGGAACGTGTCGAGGATTACTGAGGCTTTAAGATGGTTAAAACGGAATCGGAGGATAGCATGCCGAGAATCAGCGGCCTTGAGTGCGCGGAATACGGTATTGCGTGTGTGTAGGAACGTTTTTCCTGATCGGGACCCACCGTAAAGCATACCATGGGTTGCAGCACCAGCCATGATCGCTTGAGCTTCATTTTGCTTGGCAGTGAGTTTGAATTCAGACATTCTTCATCAACCATATGTATATAGGAACTATGGTAACCAACCCAATAATGAACCACAATATCATATGTTCACGTCGTGCTTCGACGCCATATTGATCTGGATGTTCACTGAACCAGTGCCCTTGCCCTTATTTTGAGCGTCATGCTTCTGATAGATACCGACAGCTTCACCGCGAGCACGTTCAGCCGCCAATGCAGTTTTTAGCTGACCGGTTCCCTTCGCGAGGTCACGTATATCCGCCAACTCATGTAAATGCGCGCCCACTGAAATCAGACTAGCGTCCTGAATGGCGTCCGTCAACTCTTTGATTTTGAGCGCCACCTGTGGACGGCACAAGAACTGCTTTCCACGCGCCAAGGGATAGAGGTCATCCCCAAACGCCATTCGATACGCTGACGCTATATTTCCATTAGCTTCAATAACAGCCAGCGCGAACGTCTCTTCATCCTGAGTGCATGCAGGCACCAACGCCGTCACATCAACAATGGAGGAGGGGTCTAGGATTTCGGACATGGACACGAGTGTACCACGCACACGATGGGAAGTCAACCCCATATTCACCGGGAATTCATGTGTTGTGGAGATATCGACATTGAGGAGTATATTTCGGAATACGGACGAAGACATAAGGGAGGGGATATATTGACATTGGTTAGGGTACAACGGCCCCTTGGCCATGCAAGGGGTGCCATCGCGCTTTTGCCGGGGTCCGGGGTGGGGGTCGGCCCTTCGCTTGGCGTGTCGCGTGGAACCAACGTTGGTGCCACGCGACGTTGCGGAGACACCACGTTGCACCTGCCTGACGTTGTTCCGACACCACGTTGCGCGGCCTCCACGTCGGCTTCTGATACGTTGTTCCGGCACCATACCCCCCCTCCCCCCCTCTATA